ACCTACTAACTGGTTTCTATCAATTACATCTGGAGTATTGTTGGATTCATCCATTTGTACTCTAAAGGCAAATAATCCTTGTTTTTGTTGTACTGATTCTAAATATGGATTTACTATATTTAGGAATCTTATTCTTGTTTCGTCTGTATTTTGTTCAAATACTAGATATTTAGAAGAACTTCCAATAAATTTCTTAAGTGTAATTAATAATCTTCTAACATTAATTCTGTCTAAAGCTGTTGATCTTTCTTGTAATGTTTTCTGACCCCAAATACAAACTCCTGTTTGTGGGAATGTTGCTATTGGATTAATTTTAGCATCATATAATTTATCTCTTTCAGATTGGTTTAATCTTATTTTAGCTTCTAATACATTTCCTAATATACCTCTATTTAAACCTGCTGGTGCAAACCATTCAGCTTGAAGTCTGTCTGATTGAGCAATTGCTCCTGGTACTACTACTGAAGGTGGAACCATTACTGGTACATTTGTAGATGAGTCAAGTACTTTAATCCATGGATAATATACTGCTGCATAATTAGTGTCTAATCCACTTACATTTGATATTGCTGTGTTTACTGAGGCATCTACTGTATTTAAATCCATTATAAAGAATGCATCTCCTCTATCTTCACACATGTCAATACCTGCGTTTGCTATTAAAGGATGTGTTGCATAATTTACTCCTGGCATAGCTAACATATTAATGTCATATTCATCTTGATTAGATAAAATATTTAGAGCTTTTGTGTATCCTTTATAACCAGCAGCTGCTGTATCATTTACATCAAAGCCGTATAAATTATCTCCTGTTGTGTATCCTGTTACAAAATTTGCTGGATCTTCATTTCCTGCTATTCTTACTATATCTGGTCTAATACCATCTGTTCCTCCTTGGAAACAAACTGAAAATTTAAGTTGTGAATTTTCTAACGCTGTTGATGAAAGTGAAGCACTTAATGATCCTGACCATATATTTGATTCTGAATGACCATGATAATTTTCTACGTTAAATTCTCCTGATATATTTGATAATGCGTTATCTGGTAATGGTTTTATCCAGTTGTAATTATCAAATGCTTTATCTGTAAATTTCCATCCTAAATATGCTCTATTACTATAATTTCCTCCTATTACTTGTGATCCTTCATAAGATGCTGAAGGTATTATACAATCAACATTTAATGAAGCTGTATTAATTGGGTCTAATACTGCTTTAAATCCTTTAGGTGATAATTTAGGTGAGTAAGCTTTTGATGTTACTAAATCATTTACTTCTACTCTAACATGTTCTGAAATATTTGGATAATTTCCTAATAATTCAACTTTACCTAAAGTATCATTATATTGTGGATATCTATCTCCAATTATTCTTGAAATATATTTAGGAGAAGCTGGATCTAAAGTAACATTATTAAATTGTTCTATAATTGATGGATTTTTATCATCATCATTGTATTTTCTTATTATTACAGAAAATTGTGAATATTGTTCTACATTATCTATATCTCCTGGTTCTTTTAAATTAGCAATTGAGATTTTATAATCTGCATTACATGAAGTACCATGAGCTAATGTATGGAATCTAAATAATTCTTTTGTTGTTTTATTTGAATCTAAAAATTGCGAAGTAATAAAAGGTGTAGTAGCATATGAATATTTTTCAACTGTTCCTGATAATCCATTAAATGCTAAATCAGCTGATTGAGATAAGAAAATTATGTCTCTATTTGCATTAACTCCTTTATATCCGTCTACATCTACTCCTTCTGTTGTTGTTGATAAAGAAGCTGTAGCTGTAGTTAAAAATCCTTTTAATTCAACATTTAAAGCAGCTCCTGCTTCATTATTTGTTATTGTAAGTACAGCACCATTAGCTGTTGCTGTAACTCCTGAAGTTGCAAGTGATTGAATAGATCCTGTTAATAAATTTGCTACATCAGAACCTGATATTCTACTACGTGCTGTTGCTGCGTAAGAAGAATGAGCTTGTATAGTTGTAATTCCTCCACCTAAACCAGAATCTAAAAATAATGTTGAACCTGTTGTGTGGTTTGTATGAGGTGAACTAAATGAAGATGAACCAAATAATATAGTCGTTTGATTTCCATCACCTGCTGTTATTACTATACTTTGTGAAATGTCAGGTAATGTTGCTGCAGCAAATGATTCTACCATCGATTGTGTAGCCATTGTTGTAGCAAACGTTATTGTTGATACTTCTTTAGTAGATGCACCTAACATGTTTGAAGTAAATGTTTTCCAATTATTATAAGTGTACCCAGGTAATGTATCTGTTCCACCGTATGTAGTACTTGATTTTTTACTATTATTAGGATTGTCACCTAATTGTTTGAATAAGTATTCTTTACTAGCTGGATTAAGTGAAGCAGAAAGTTGTGTTGAAGTAACGTTAGTACCTGCTAATGTTAAACTAAAACTTTCATCCACACGACCAAATGAACCACTAGGTCCTACCATTGTAGATGATTCTAAACCTGGTTTTGAAGTTGCTTTAGATGGGAAAATAACTCCCAATAATACGTTTCTATTTGATGATGCTGAAGGTGCTGAAGAAGCTGAAACTGCTACTGCTACAAATGGATTTGTAGCTGTTGCATAAGTGTAACCTCCACCTGCTAATACTCTTGTTACAGTAACTGATCCTGCATTTTTTAAATATTCTCTTACTGTTTGTGGTATAAATGTTTCTGAGCTTAATCCTCCGAATCTTCTTTCATATTCTGCGAAGCTTCTTACTACTGTTGGTACAAATGCTGGTCCTTTTACTGTTGGTCCTACAATTGCTGCGCCTATTGCGCCAACTCCTTGAGGTAAAAATGTTTGATCATTTTCTCTTGTAAATACCCCTGGTGAAATAATTTGTTCTGCCATTTTATATTATTTTTATAATGTTATGTCTGGTTGGTTGTTCCTATATAAATATGAAAAAGAACCACAAACCAAACTAAAATAAATGATTAAGTATAAATTTTAATCATTAATAAATATAAATGGATTTTTTAAAACTATTCCGTAGGAACAAATTCTCCAGTATCTACATCAAGACTTCCTTTTCCATACTTATCTGTAAAAGATTTTGCTATAGTAGTTTCTTCTTTTGTTAAAAGAGATAATTGTTCTTTTAATAAACTTTCTCTTTCTTCTAATTTAAGTTTAGATATTGCTATCTGACCAAACTGTGTACTTATACTAGTTAAGTTCTCTTGTAATTTTTTAATTTTATCTATATCCTGTGATGGGATAATAGTTGGTGAATTTGAAATTTCGTGAGGTGTTGGTATTTTTGTTTTCTTTTTTGCCATAACTTATTTATTTAATTAATTAATATTTTAATCGGATATACATATATGCAAAAAGTAAAAACCGTTAATCTACTGTATTTATTTTGCCTATGTTTGCTGTTGCTACTGTGTCTACTTTACCTATATTAGCTGCTGCTATTGTATTTACTTTATGTGTATATCCTGATGGAGCTGCCGGTTCTGTGTATACTAAATTTATAGCACTACTAAAAGCTATAATATTACTTATATCACCATCTGATTCTAATGGGTCTTCTTCTGTCTGAATAGCATCATGAGTTAAAAGTAATGCTACATTAAAATCATTATTTTCATTAATTTGAGTAGCGGCTGTTGCATTTAAATTAATTGTAACTGTTCCACTTGTTCCAAAAGTTGTTGTGGCAGAATAGGCAGTGGTTCTATCTATATTATTAAAATCACTATCACTAATTGCACTACCATTACTACTACCTGCAGAGTGTTTTATTGCTGTTACTCTTGAATTAGCAGCTGGATTACCGTTTGCGCCAGCAGAAGTTAATTGAAGCGAAATACTAGAAGCTTCTGTTAAATTTGTTGTGTTAAAATGTATAAATGTTCTTATAAATCTAAATGTACCACCACCTCTTCCTGATGATTTAAAATATTGTATTGAAGTTTGATTACCTGTGGCTTGATCAGTAGCTGTACCAGTAGCAACATTAAGTGCACTTGCATAATTAGTTTGACTTGTTCCTGTTATGAATCCTTTTCTATTTGATGCTAAAGTTCCCATTTAAAATTGCTTTTTGGGTAAATAATAAGTTGTAGAGTTAAAATAGCTGTTTGTTGGTGGATCAACAGTTAAAGCTTGATAAGTTACATTAGGTATACTGTAGAAATTAGTTTCATCAGTATTATTATTCCACCAAGTTACTTTAGTGTTTGATTTTGTTAAAGCATTTAAAGATGAACTAAAATTTTTCATGTTTTCATCACCAAAAGTATCATAAAATATACCATCGTATGTTGATAAAGAATCTTTAACATCATACCAACTACCTGTTATAACAGTTACATTAGATTTATTTGAAGCCCATGCCTGAGCCTTGGGTATTATGTTGGGGTGATTTTCTATTATGGTATGTGTTGAAATTGAATGAGAATGCATATAACCTGCTGATATTCCCATTCCAAATCCTATTTCTAAAATGTCACCTCCATTTTCACATACGTAAGCTGCTGAAGCTGACATTAAAGGATCTTCCCAATCCATCATAACTTCAAAGTCTCCTCCAAAAGATGTGTCTGTGTAATATATCTTGTCTGATTCGAATGTTAATGTTTTGTTTGTGTAACTCATTATGCTACTTCTACGAATGTGTTGTCTGGACTAAACCATATCTCATCATTATCACCTAAATTATATCCTATAATTCTTACAATATCTCCTGAAGTATTAGGTGCAGTAGTTATTGCTTGTCCTGCGGTTGTATCTGACAAATATAATGGTATACCTTGATTATTACCTACATCATGGTCTAATGTAAACATACCTCTTAATAATATACCATTATTACCTGCATTATTTCCTAAAGCTATACCTAATAAACCAATTGATTTAGTTGTTGAATTTGCTTGAGCTTTTTGCCAATTACCTGATGTATCTAAATAAACAATATCACCTGTTGCTATTGTGCCTTCTCCCCCCATATATGTAACATCACCTTGGGATAAATTATTATTTGTACTTGTTGAAATATTAAATTTTCTTTTAGCAATAGTTGCTTTACCATTAATTGTTGTATCTCCAGCGCTAAATGTAACTGCATCATCAGCAAACTCCATAATAGTATTATCACTACTATCTGCAAACTCAGCACCATCAGCAATTTGATGGGGATTAGCTCCTATATTAAGAGTAGGAATAACCGCAGTA